GCCTGGGCCTGGGTGTAGAACAGCGGCGGCACGCCCAGGATGAGCGTCGCGTTGTTGGTGGTGCAGTAGCTCAGGATCGAGGTGAGCGTCGCGACGAAAGAGGCCTTGCTGGTGAGCGCTTGGATGTCGTTCGTGCCGATCAGCATCACGACGATCGAGGCGCCTCCGAGACCGGTGCCGGACATCGTCGTGTACTGCTGCGCCGCGGTGGCGCCGCTGACGGCGTTGTTGGCCATGACGGGAACACGCATGCCGAGAAGGCCCTCGAGCTCCTCGCGCATGTAGTTCGGCCAGCACTCGTAGCGGCTCGCGGTGATGGAGTCGCCGAAGCAGGAGATCGTCAGCGGCAGGCTGATGCCGGGATCGGACACGTTGCGGCGGATCACCCAGTCCTGCAGCGTCACGCCGCCGGTGCCCGAGTTGACGTAGAAGCCGAAGCCGCCCTCCTCAATCCAGCCGCCGGGGATCGTGCCCTGCGAAACCTGCACGCCATTGAACAGCACCACGAAGTTCGTCCAGCTCACCAGGCGCAGCGTCCAGACCGAGCGCGCGCCGGCGTAGCTCGCATGGGTGCCTTGACCCGGGTAGCCGGTGATCGAGCCGCTCACGGCGCCCGAGCCGACTGCCTTGGAGAACGACGTCGATCCCGCGCCCGTGTCCAGCGGCCCGGTGAAGAAGCCCGCGTAGCCGCCGGCGCCCCGCACCATGGCGACGATCGAGACGTTGGCGCCGCTCAGGCCGGTGGGGTAGAAGCTCAGCTCGTCGCCGGGCTGCAGGCGCGCCATCGAGACATGCATGTTGCCGGTCGATGGACTGCTCCAGGTCACGCTGTCGGCGGCCACGGACGTGGGCGCCTCGGTCGTGAAGCTGTCGCCTCCCGGCCACGCAACGAACTTGGACTGCAGGTCCGTGGTGCAGTTGAGCGCCTTGAGGATGGCCGTGTCGATGTCGTTGCCGTTCAGGGCCGCGGGCTTGCTCACGAGCGCGCGATTTCGCCGCTCGCTCACCCACGTGGTGGTCGTGAGCGCGTTGTTGATCAGCTTGAACGGCCGCACGACCTTGCTGGACGAAAGGCCCGTATAGAGCAGCGTGTCGTTGGGCGCCGCGAGCTGCACACCGTCTTCCACGTCCAGCGCGATGCCGTTGAACTTCGTGTAGTCGGCGATCGCCACGAACTTGTAGATGTTCGCAGTGCCTGCGATGTAGGGAAAGCGCATAGTGCCGCCGGCTGCCAGGCGCGCCACCGCGTTGACCAGCGGCGTGTAGTTGTCGGTCGCGTTGTCAGGCGTGCCGCCGAAGTCGACGATGTCGACGATGCGCTGCAGCCGCGCCTGCACGTTCGTGCTCACCGCGCCGGTACCCGACTGGCGGTAGCCCATGCTGTTCGACCCGTCGGGCTGCGCGTAGGTGACCTGCAGGGCGCTCGCGGCGGCCGTCCCGGCGACGCCCGGGTCGACCACGCCGTCGATCGTCCAGATCGTGACGCCGGAAGAATCCTTGAGCGTGAACGAGTAGGGGTTCGGGCCGAGCCAGACCTGCGCCTCGCCGCGGGCGTTGAGCAGCACCGGGTTGGTGTTGGGGGTCAGCAGCGTGGCGTCGGTGAAGGTGTTCTGCGGCGACGTCGTGCCCGAGACGTACGTGAAGAGCGAGCCGCCGACCAGCGGATTGCCATTGGCGTCAAACGCCTGGAATCGGCCGTTCGTGATCGAGAAGGACATGGATGGGCTCCGGTTGCCCGCCGGGTGCGGGGCTTAGAATGCGAACAGCCCGCGCTCGGCGGGCCGCTCAAGGGGATGTCGTGTCGATCTTTCTCGCAGCGCTGCTCAAGCCGTTCTTCGCGCTGGTGATCCTGGTGCCGGTGCTGCTGCTGGCGGACTGGATCCACCGCAAGATGCCCGACTCGCGCCTGAAGCGCGTGCTGTTCCGCCCGCTATCGGGACATGCCCAGCGCAGCCGCTGGCGCCGCTGAGGACGTGAGGCGCTGCAGCGCCGGCGCCAGCAGCACCTGCAGCGCATTGGGCGTGTCGTACGCGGCCGCCGCATTCATCGCCGCCGCCGCGTCGCCCGGGTTCAGCATCAGGCGCGCGAGCTCGTTGGACAGCTCCACGTTCTGCCGCCCGTAGGCCGCGTCGGCGATGCGCGCCGCGCCGCCGCCCACCGCCCGAATGCCGCTGCCCACGCCCGGCGTGGCCATCACGGCGCGCAGCACCGCGGGCACTACGCCAGGCTGCGCCAGCGGGTTGTCGCCGCCGGCGGCCGTCAGCAGGTTCGTGTAGGCGAGCTTCTGCGCCGTGTCTGAGCCAGCGCCCCGGCCCGCATCCTGCGCGGCACGCGAGCGCTGCAGGTCCTCCAGCACCGCCTGCAGGGCGTTGCGCTGCTGGTCGGTGAGCGTGTTCTCCAGCGTCGCACCTTGCATGCCCGTGGCGCGCGCCGCGGTGCGGTCGCTGAGAGCACGCGCGAAGGCCACGGGCTGCACGGTGCCGGTGAGCGGGTTGATCGACTGGTCGGCGATCGACTGCGCCACGTCCATCTGGTTGATCGGCGCGCTCATGTCGCGAAACACCTGGCGCGCGGCGGCGTAGTTCGGGCTGAGCTGGTCCAGGCCCGCGAGGAAGTCGTTCTGCAGCCCGGTCAGCGCGCGAGCCCGCGTGGCGTTGCCCGAGGCCCGGGCGCTCGCGATCGCGTCGTCGAGGGCCATCTTCACGTAGTGCAGGCCCTGCACCGAGGTGGCGTCGGTCATCGGCATGCCCTGGATCTGCGCCAGCGAGCGCGCCTGCGCCAGCACGTCCTGCGGGATGCGCGACTGCATCGCGGCGATGTTGGCCTGCGCCTCGGGCGTCAGCGCGCCCGGGTTGATGCCCGCGGTGCGCGCGGCGCCGTACAGCTGGTCGGCGGTGGCAGCGCGATTGGCGGCCGCGAACTCGCGCTCGCCGCCGGCGCCCGCCATCTGCTGCAGCACGTTGGCGCGCGCGGCGTTCTGCTCGGCGAGCTGCTGGCCCAGCTGCGTCGTCACCGAGGGATTCGTCGCGGTTGCCGCGCGCTCCAGCGCCGCGACGCCGGCGTTGCCTGCGCCGGCGGCGACTTGGCCGACGGTCGGGATGGAGCCCGGCACGATCTCACCCATCACCGTGCGCTCCAGGCCCGGCTGAGCGGGCCCGACGAAGGGCTGCGCGGCCGCCTCCAGCGCATTGCGCACTTGGTCGGCCTGGCCGCCGGCCGCCGAGTTCAGCGCGCGCCCGACGATGCGCTGCTGGCCGGCCTGGAAGAACGGCTCTGCGGCTGCACGCGCCGCGCGCACGCCGGCACCCACCAGCTTGCCCGCGCCGTAGCCGGCCGCGCCGCCGGCCGCCCCGACCAGCGCGTTGCGCGTGACGGACTCGTCGGCCGTCGTGGGCTCGAGCAGCCCCTGCGCGCCGCCGATCAGGGTGGCGCCCACCAGGCCGTTCGCGCCGGGGATGAACGCGGCGGGGATGGTCGCGGCGACCTTGCCTGCGATGTTGCCCGCGCTGCCGGCGGTCGTGGCCATCAGCGGAGCGTCGATCTGGCGCGAGGCGGCGACGTCGGCGGCGGTGGGCAGGCCGATGCGGCTGGCCAGCGAGGGCGGCGCGTTGCCGGTCACCAGCGAGGACAGCGTCGGCGCGGGCTTGCCGGCGACGGCGTCGATGGCTTCCCCCAGGCGCTCGCCGGCGCCCTGCAGCAGGTCGTGCGTGCCCTTGCCCATGCCGGCCACGAAGCGGCCCACCGGCCCCATCGTATCGGTCGGGTTGATGGTGGCCTGCCAGGCCTGCGTATCGGCCTCGGCGCGCTGATGCGCGGCCGCGCGGGCGGGGTCGGCTGCCTGCTGGAGCAACTGCAGGCCCTGCGTCGACAGCTTCGTCAGGTCGCCGCCCTTGAGCGCCTGCAGGTCCTCGGTCGAGAGCTTGGTCAGGTCCATCACTTCACTCCGCGCCGCGCGAGCTCGGCGGCGATCGCGTCAGCAGTGGGCAGCGTCAGGCCGCCATTGCTCGGCGCCGCGCCGTGCGCGCCGTACTGCGGCAGCGTCGAGTCCGGCAGGCCGGCAGCGCGGCGCTGGTCGAGCATCGCGTTGTACTTGGCGCGCATGAGGCCCTTTGTGGCGCCTATCGTGGCGAGGAACTGCGTCGGCGAGCTGCTGGGATCGAACGTCGCCGCGGCCTGGTCGCGCTCATGCGCCGAGCCGCCGCCCAGGACGATCGCGCTGGTGATCTCGGGACCCACCAGCTGCCGAACGGCGTTGAAGACTGCTGCGGGTGCCTGACCGGTCTGCACGCCATACGCGTTGCCGATCTTGTTGATGAGCGGGATGTTGCCGTTGTTCAGCGCTTGCGCCAGCTCCTGGAGTTGCTCGAGGTGGTCGTTGGCGACCTGGAAGGCGCGCAGCTGATTGCCCGCAGTGCCTGACGTGAAGTCCTTGGCCGCCTTCACCTTCGCGCCGTAGGTCGTGGCGTCGTAGTCCGGGTTGATCTGCGAGACGCGCGCCATCAGCGTGGCGGCGGCCGGCCGCGTCGCGGCCATGCCGCTGGGCGGCGCGGCGCGGCCCGCGGCGATCATCTGCGCCTCGGCCTCGAGTGCCGGCGAGAGCGTGCCATTTGGGCCCATGCCAGCGATGGTCAGCGCGTTGGCGCGGTTGGCGGCCGAGCGCGCGTTCTCCTGCTGCTGGGTGTACTCGGTGTCGGGCGACAGGCCGATCGCCTGCGTGGGCGTGACTTCCTTGCCGAAGGTCGGCGAGTGCGGGTTCATGTCGATGGTCTTGACCGTGTTGCCCAGTCGAACCTCGGTGGGCTTGGCGGTGTTCAGTTCCATCTGCTGCTGCACCGTCATGCCGGCCTGCGCCGTCTGCTGCTTCCACTTCGCGAAGGCCTGGCCGGTGGGGTCGGACGCGGCGCCCTGCAGCGCCGTCACGGCCTGCTGCAGGCCGGCAGCCGGCAGCGCACCGGACTGCACACCTGATACGACCCACTGCAGCGCGTCGTCTGGCGAGTTCACGGTCGACAGCGCCTGCAGGTGCTGCTGGTGCAGGTCGAGCGCCGCCTTCTGGCGCGTTGCCGCGGCGTCCGCGTTGTCCTTGGCTGCCGAGGCTGCGGCCTTCTGGCGGTTCTGCTGCGAGGTGTCGAGCGTGTCGGCCTGCGCGAGCGCCTCGGGCGTGCCGAGGGCGCGCACCGCGCCGATCTGCTGGTCCAGGCTCGCGCCCGGCCCGAGCGCCTGGAGCGCGTTGCGCACGCCCATGTTCGCGGCGTCTTTCTGGGCCGCCTGGTTCAGCGTGAAGGCCTGCAGCGCGTTCTGGTTGCGCAGCGCGTCCGCCTTCGCGTAGTCGTTGGCGTAGTCGACGGCGCTGCGCAGCGGCTGCAGGGCGTTCGAGTAGATGCTGGCGTCGGCTGCCATGTGATTCTCCGAGGTCAGCCCTGGTTGGGGCCGACGGTCCAGGGTTGCTGGTTGTAGTAGCCGCCCTGCCCGTCCGTCGTGAAGCCGGCGGGCGGCGCGCTGCTGTTCCTCGAGTAGTTCTGGTACCAGCCCGCGAGCTGGTTGGCGGTGTTGGCGTACGTGTTGCCCTGAGCGAGCTGCGACGCGGCCAGCGCGTTGCCCAGGCCGCTCTGGAGGTTGCTCACGGCGCCGGCGGTCTGCGATCCCGCGGTCGCGATCGTGTTCGCGCCCGACTGGCCCAGCCCGGCGAGCGACTGCAGCGGGTTCAGCTGGCGGTTCAGCGCAGCGTCGTACTTCGTGGTCGCGTAGTCGTTGCCGAACTCGCTGGCGGCCTTGAGCGCGGCGCCCGAATCGCGCATGCCGCGCGCGTTGAACGAGTGCTCGAGCTGGCGCTGGCCCTGGTTCAGGCCGAACTGATAGCCCGGATCGCTCATGACGGCGGCCGAGTCGATCCCGCCGGAGCCGCCGCCGTTGACGCCCAGCAGCTGCTCGAGGCGAGCGAGCGCATCGTTGCGCGCCGTCAGCAGCGGCAGATTGTCCTGCCGCGTCTGGTTGTACTGATCGATCTGCGTCTGCGTCGCCTTGTTCGTGGCGTCGGCCTGCGTGTTGGCGGCGTCCTTCTGGGCGTTCGACGAGATCAGGCCGCCGACGATCGCACCGCCGGCGGCAATGGCTGCACCCCATGGCATGTCAGCGCTCCTTGCGGATGCATACGATCATCGTGATCCGCTCGTAGTTGGTGGGATTGGTCACCCAGTGGGTGTAGGCGTTGTCGAACCAGAAGACGTCGCCGGGGCGCGTCTCCAGATCCTCGCCCTCGAAGCAGAAGCGCTGCCCCGGCGCGCTGGCGATCTGGACGCCATACTTCTCGTAGCGGCGGGCGTGCCAGCCCGGGTCGGTGTGCGGCTTGACCTCACGCCCCGCGGGGATGCGCGTGATCAACACGCCGCCGAGCTCGACACCTTCGACGGCGCGCATGAGGTCGTGGCACATCGGCCGGATGCCGAGGATGTCGGCCGCGGGCCACCAGCGCGATTCGTGCGGCTGGCCCGTCTCGGCGTCGCCCGGCTCGCCGTAGCGCGCCCAGATGTCGTCCAGGCCGTGATGCGGGCTGCGGGGGTCTTCCGTGCGCGCGCGCTGCGTGTTCCAGAGCTCCGGGTGCTCCTGGAGCGCCCAGAGGATCGGCGCGACGTTCAGGCCGCTGGCGATGCGCTCGATCTTCACAGCAGCCCCTTGCGCACGCGCGCATCGCGCTCGACGAGCATCGCGTCGGCGATCTCGGCGCACTCGGCCGGCGTGCGCGGCGTAGCGCGATCGCGGGAGGTGCCCGGGTGCAGGCTGATGCTCATGGCGCCGGCAAAGTAGGTGTCCCAGGCCTGGCGGCGCAGCTGCAGCCACAGCGGCGGCTCGCCGGGGATCATGGTGTCGTCGGCCGTCACAGCGTGGTCAGGTAGCCGCTGATGCGCGCCGTCACCACGGCGGCGGTGGAGGCCTTCATCTGGATCGACTGGCCGGCCGCCAGGTGCTGGCCGATCAGCGCGGGCAGCGGCGTGGGCGCCGAGCCGGCGGCCGGAACGGTGACCGTGACGAGCTCATCGGCGGCCGTGGGCGCGGCCGCGGCGGGCGTCAGCGCGATCGTCACCGTCACTGCCGCGCCGCTGCTGTTGTTCAGCGTGACGGACGACAGCGTCTCGGTGCCGCCCGAGGTGTTCGTGTGCACCGGCGTGCCCGGGTAGGCCAGCGGAATCTGGTAGCTCGCCAGGATGACGACGGGAGTGCGTTGCATGGTGATCTCAGATCGAAGGGTTGGTCTGCCAGGTCGTCTCGCTCATCACGGCGCCAGCGGCGCCTGGCTGGACGATGTCGGCCAGGTCGACGGTGTCGAGTCCAGGCTGCATGACGTCGGGGAAGTCGGTCGCGGCCGCCAGCAGCGGCTGCACGGTCATCTCGCCGGCCTGGAGGGCATTGACCTGGGCCTGGAGGCCGGACGAGGTCGACGCCTGGTTGTTGAGCGCCGCGGTGACCACCAAGCCCAGCCAGCGCGAGGCTTCCGGTGTCAGCTGCCCGTCGGGCAGCGACCAGGTGGCGCGCGCAGGCCAAGCGGCGAGCTTTGCAGTCATGGCTCGTTGACGATGGCGCTGACCATGTTGCAGCGCACGTTGTCGGTGACGACGATCTCCCAGACCCGGTCGCGGCCGCTGCCAAGCGCGGTGTCACGCACGCGGGCGTCCATCTCGCCGACGGCACCCAGCGACAGCTCGCTCCAACTGCTCCACGTCTTGCCACCGTCATTCGAATACCGCAGCAGAAGCGTCGCCGCCACGCCGCCGTACAGCCCGATGCCGACGTCGCACAGCACCTGGAACGAGCGGAAGGACTCGACCTCACCGGTGGGAGCAGCGTTGTGCGGCGAGCGCCAGAGGCGCCGGATGGGTCCGTCGCCATAGACGCTGATCGTCGGGTCGAGCCTGTACAGGTTGCCGCGGTCGTCGCCCACGATGTGCTGCCCGAAGGCGAACGCATGGCATGTCGGCGCCCACTGCGACCAGGCGCCAGTGAGCCACTCTCCGCGCTCGTGCCAGATGCCCGCGGCCACGTTGTAGACCCACGTCGTCTCCAGGCCCGGCACGTTGAGCACGTAGCGGCTCTGCCCTTCCTGGTGATAGGTCCACGCCCGCGCGCCAGCGATCTGCTCGGCCGACAGCAGCGCGAGCTGCTCCTCGAGCGCATCCGAGCTCACACGCTGCGGGACGTAGCCGGGCATGCCGAATACGACGGAGGTGCCCTGCTCGTCGCGGCCCAGCCAGTAGGACACGCCGGCGATCTTGCATAGCGACTGCGCGGCGGCGCTGCCCACCTCGATGTCGGCGCTGTCAAAGCGTGCGAACGGGAAGTCGCCGTCCGCGACATACCAGACCTCGCCGGTGCGTTCCTTGAGCAGCAGGAGCTGCCGGTGCGTCTGCAGCGCCGAGACGACGTTGCCGGGCGACGTGTCGGCGCTGGCGAAGTCCAGCGGGTTCAGCGACGTGAAGTCCTGCAGTCCCGTGATGAAGAAGTGGTTGCTGTCGGGCGGCGTGAGCACGCCGAAGCCGCCCACGACGTTCATCGACGTCGAGCCGGGCCAGTTCGTAGTGATCTGGCTCAGCGTGTTGGTGCCCAGGTCGAAGGCGTAGCCCAGCCCGTCGGCCACGATGCCCAACTGCGTCTCGTTGTCGTCGACGAACGTCGTGCCATCCGAGACCGTGCCGCGGTTGACCTGGCTGAAGTCATCGAGGATCTCGTAGAGAACGCCGCCGGCCACCGCGAACAGCCGGTCCTGCGACGTCTTGAGCGCTCGGATCGGCGCGCCCAGCAGCACCGGGCCGAGCGGCGCCACGAGCGCCTGGTAGCCAGCGACCTGCTTCAGGTACGCCTGCGCGCCGCCATTGCCGGTGCCGCTCTCGATCTTGATCGGCTCCCAGTTCACGATGCGGCGCACCTCGGCCACGCTCGTGCGCAGGGGCGAGGAGGGGCCGACCAGCGGCAGGACCGGCATCAGCTGGTTCCCCCGCTCAGGAACTGGCCGAGCCGCGTCTGGATGGCGGGAGATCCCACCTCCATGTTCAGCTGCGGCACGATGAGGTTGGAGGCCGCGAACGCGTCGAAGGCCGTTGCGGCGGCCACGCGCAGGTCCTGCGAGACGGGCACCTGGAAGTCGGCCGCCACGTCGACCGCGAGCGCCAGGCGCAGCGCCCGCAGCGCGCCAGGTGGCAGGTTCTGCGTGTCGGTGGCACTCGCGAACGTCGCGAGCACGCCACGCGTGGTGATGTGGATCTCAGTGTTGGCCGCCGGCACCGGCCAGAAGTAGACGCGGCCCGTGGGCTGGCCCTGGTCGAACCAGAGCAGCTCGGGCCAGGTCGAGCCGAGGCCCTTCTGCTCGACCGAGTCATACTTCGGCTTGTCGGCGACCTCGATGTCCTCGTCGAGGTTGAACAGCCGCGCATAGGCCGACTCGATCCGGTCGGGCACTGGGACGTTGATCTGCTGGCCGGGCCCGATCGTCAGGAACGACAACCCGGCGCCGAGCGTGACGACGCTCTCGATGTCGCGCACCTGCGTGGGCGGGATGACGCTCCACGTGTCGATCAGGCCGTTGAGCGCGTCGAGCGCGGTCTGGGTGGCCTTGGCACTCGGCGTCTCGATGGCGCCAATGGCGCCGATCCGCCGCAAGGCCGGCGTGATGATGTTGAGCGCCGAGACCAGGGCCATGATCAGCCCTCCATGCCCAGGACTTCGCGCAGCTTCTTGATGCCCCAGCTGCCGTTGACCTTGATGTCGCGCTCCTTGGCGAGCGCCTTCAGGCGTTCGAACTCGGTGGGCTCCGCGGCGCCCTCGCCGATGGGCAGGTAGCCGTCGCTGCGGTGCGTGGCCTCCTCGTCGGCATCGTTGGCGATGCGCGCGTTCAGCGGCACGCCCTGGGGGTCGATGGCGAGCGCTTGCTCGTCGGTGCAGGTGCCACCGAGGTAGAGCATCTTCGGGAATTCGGTGTTCATGTCCGCTCCTTCGCGGGTGGAAACGAGAAGGGGCGGCCCGAGAGCCGCCCCGTGGACGCGTCAGCCGAGGACGCTTACTGCGTGATGCGGCAGGCCTGGTTGCCGCGAACGCCAGTCATGCCCCACAGCACGTCGATGCGGGTGTTTTCCTGGTCGTTCTTGCCGTCTCCGAAGGTCATCACGCGCACGCTCATGCCGTTGGGCAGGCGCGCGGTGTAGCCCTCGCAGGACGCGAGCACCGGCAGCGGCGCGAAGGCGATCGTGAACGCGTCCTTGTGCCACATCAGCGACTGCTTGTTGCCGCCGCCCGAGATCGTGATCGCACCGCCGTTGGTGGGCGACGCGCTCGCGGTCTGGCTGGGCATCGACGTCTTGATCGACGGGTAGATCGGGATCGAGCCCGAGGTGCCCGCGATCGTCGTGTCGGCCGTGACGACCACGGTCAGCGCCGCGCCCGCGAACGAGGTGCCCGTCAGCGGGTGCACAGCCAGCGAGCCCGGCAGCGTCAGGATCTCGCCCTTCTTGAACGTGTCGCCCGCGGTGCAGGTCACGTTCAGCGAGGAGCCCGACTGGCCGGCACCGTTGACGGTGACCGAGCCGCCGCGCGTGCCGGCCGTCAGCGTCGGCAGGTTCACGCACTCGTACCACGCGGCGCCGGCGGCCTTGCCGATCGAGCCCTCGTAGAACATCTTCTCGATCTCGGACACCGGGTTGAACTGGGTCTTGGTCGAGTCGATGAGCTGCACATTCACGTCGTCCGTGTACATGCAGTACCGCGGCGCCAGCGGCGCCAGGTTGCGCTGCATCTTCTGGCGCGCCTGGTTGAACGTGATCATGGCCGAGGGCGTCGTGCCGGGCGTGCCCACAATGTTCGGGCAGGCCTGCACCGCCTGCTGCAGCACCGCGGCCTCGACGGCGGCCGACAGCGTCAGCATCTGCGGCATCAGGATGCGCTCCTTGAAGTCCGTGATGTTGAACAGCTTCTCGGTCGCGCCGAAGGTCAGCGGGACGTGCTGCTGCGTGCCCAGCGTGAGGGTGACGCTCGACTCCTGGAAGTCGGGCGCCGCGCCGCCGCCGGCGAAGGTCGCGCCGTTGTAGACGACGCCGGTCGGGGGCACCTTGATGGTGATGCTCGCGCCCTTCTTGTAGCCGTTGATCGACTCGCCGAATTCCTCCTGGCGGGCCTTGTTCATGTTCTTGATCGTGGGCGAGAGCTCCTCCAGCATCGCCGCGGCTTCGCGGGCGATCATCTGGTGGGTGAGGGTGACGTTTGCCATGGTGGCTGCCTTTCAGCGCGTGTCAGCGCTTGGCCCGCTGCTCCTGCCGCTGGCGATGCCACTCCGCGTCCGACATCTGGTCGGCGGGCTTGGCTCGGGCGGTGGCGCTGCCCTGGACGGGCTTGTGCACGGGCGTGGATTGGGGTGCGGGAGCCGCGGCGAGCTGGGCTTCCAGCTTCGCGATGCGGCGCCCGAGGGCTGCGGGGCCGAGGCCGCGGAGTTCCGCGGCGTCGTCCGGGTTCTGGCCCAGGTGGTTCAGCAGCACGGACGGGTTGTCCGCGTCGAGCACCGCCTCGAGCAGCGCCGTGGGCGCGCCGGTACGGCGGTCGACGAAGTCGCCGGCCTCCTCGAGGACCGTTGCCACGCTCTGCCGGAAGTCCTCGCCGAAGGCCTTGATGCCTTCCTGCAGGACTTGGTTGGAGCGGGCGTTGACCTCGCGCTGGCGGGCGACCTGATCGGCGCGTTCATTGACGCGCCGATCGATGTCCTCCTGCGAGAGGCCCCGGTCTTGGGGTTGCTGCTGGCGACCTTGGTCGCCCTGGGTCTGACCGTCGCCGGCCGGCTGCGATCGCGACTGGCGCAGCTGCGCCACTTCCGCGCGGAGGCGCTCGGCCTCTTGCGCATGCTGGTTGGCGCGCGCCTCTGCCTCGTAGCGTTGGCGGGTGACGGTGCCGACACGGCGCTCGAGCTTGCGGCGGGTCTTGTCTTGCTCCGTTTCCGGAGCCGACCCGCCCTGCGGTTGCTCGGTGCTCGTGTCTGCGGGGTTCGCGAGGCCCTGGTCGTTCGCGGGAAAGGCAGGCGCAGCAGTGCTCGCCGCGGCGCCAGGCGCGGCAGTGGTGTCGATGGTCATCGGGGTTGATGAGACAGGCCGAAACGCCCCGGCCAGTGGGGTTTGCGCCGAGTGGCGCGGGTGACGGAAAGGGTCAGCTGCCCTCGGTGACGTACGCGGTGCCCGTGCCGGTGGGCACGATGAAGGCGAGCTTCTCGCCGGGCTGCACGCCGCGCAGTCGATACGGGATGTTGGGCGCCAGCGCCACGGACTTGCCGTCGCTGGTGGCCGTTGGATTCGCGCCGCGCTCGACGAACGCGAACGCGGTGACGGTGACGATGCAATCGCCGCCGCCGAGCGTCGTCGTCTGCGCGCTGGCCGTCGTCATGGCGACCTGCTGCGAGTTCTTCTGCGCCTGCGGCAGGACGAGGGAGGCGTAGTCGCTCATGGCTGGCCTTCGGAAAGAGAAGAGCCACCCGGAGGCGGCTCGTTGCTGGGTGCTGGCGCCTGGTGCGCGAGCGGATGGTCGGGAAGCGCGCCGGCGTCAGGCGCCGGTGGTGCGGCCGGCGGCGCGTTCTGCTGGAAGCCGGTGGGCAGGCCCGATCCGTCATCGAGCGCAGCCGCGCCGCCGAGGCCGGGATCGGCAGGGCCGGGCCCGGGCAGCTGCGGCATGTCGGCCATGGAAGCGCCCGCATCGGTCGGTCCGCCAGGCCCAGGCTGGGCGAGCACACGTTGCAGCTCCTGCATGATCAGCGCCTGCACCTGGTCGACCGTCATGCCGGCGCCCAGCACCTTCAGGCGCTCTGTCTCGGCTCGGAACTGGTCGACGCGGATGTCGGCGGTCTTGGCGAGCGCGTCGAGCTGCTTGGACTGCTGGTCGGCGCGCAGCTTCTGGATCTCGTCGGCCGCGGCGCTGAGCGCATGGTTCATCTGTCCGAGCTGCTGCTGCATCGACTGCATCTGCGCTGCCACGTGCGGGGGCACCTCGTCGCCCTCGCCATAGATCTGCTGCACTGCCGGCGGCGCGACGGCCAGCAGCAACTTGACCAGCATGTCGGACTGCGGCATGTCGCGCAGCTTGGCCCACATGGGCATCAGCACCGGGGCGAGCTGCGGGCTGCGCGAGATGATGTCCGACAGCTGGGCGAACGTCTCCTCGCGCGCCGTGGTGTAGCTCGGGCCCGACTTCACCGCGACGTCGTACGTGCCGATTGTCGGGTTGATGGCCGCCGTCTTGCCGGCGCGGTCCTGGCGCAGAGGCCGGCGCATGCGCGGGTCGATGGTGACGAAGCTCTGCTTGCCGTCGACGCCGACCAGGCGCTGCACGCGGCGCTCCGTGGACAGGCGCACTTCCATGTCGACCACCACACGGCCCAGCTGCGCCAGGCTCTTGCCGTGGTTGTCCGGGAACTGCAGCGTGGCGACGTCGCCCTCCATCTGCCGCGCGCGGATCGCGATGCCGGCCGTCTCATTGCCCTGCTGGCCGAGGTTGGCCTTGTACATGCCGACTGCGGCTTGCATCTCCTCGGTGGCGAACTGCGCCATCTGCGCGTAGGCGCCGGGCATCGGCGGCGGCATGACGCGCTGAGGCATCGGCAATGGCCGACCCTGCGAGTCCACCGCCTTGAAGGGCAGCACCGCCGGATTGCCGCTGGCCAGCAGCTTCCAATGCGCCTCGTAGCCCTGCATCGACTCGGCCGCCGCCATGAGCGGCGCCTTCGGCTGCGATGCCAGGAACTCGGCGATCGCGCTCATCTCGAAGTTGTGCAGGCGCTGGCCGTCCATCAGGCGGCGCGTGAGGCCGCACAGGTAGC